TGTAGCACGTAATGTATCCTATGTCCACATAAAAGATTTCAATACCCTTATAAAAATAATCCTACCTATCTACCAGGCCCCTATCTAAGGATCGCGCGCGAATAGCACAAACCGTGCCAACCCACAAGAGCTATGGGGGGGGGGCTCTTAATTTTCTGGAATCGGGCCTGGGGGTACTTTCGATGGGGACCACTGGAATATCTTATTGACCTTAATCTCCCCCAAAAATATATTTTCAAAAACCAAGCTACGCTAAAGGAGTCCCAAGTGTGGATTCCCACCATTCTTGCTCTTCTCCCCAAACCTGCTATACTAATTACCAACTACAATCGGGCGGCGCAAACTGCGTCCACCATTAACCCTCGGCGGCGAAACATGACCCTGGCAGAATTGCAAGAACGGTGGGCGACGGCGGATCACGCGGAGCTGGCAGGCTCGCCGGCGTTTGAGGATACACAAGCGACAAAAGATGATTCCCACGATTCCAGCCCCATACAGTGCCCCGAAGGGGATTAAGGGCTCGCGGGGGCGGGGGTTGGCCTATGAGCGGCGGGTTGGGAATTGGCTCTCAGCACAGGCGGCCCAACTCGGGTGGGTGCTCCATAACCACCCATGGCTTGAGGGTCCGTGTCAACCAGACTTTGTATTGGAATCCCCCTCGGGTGGGCTTGTGATTGTGGAAGCCAAGCTAACAGAAACAGATTGCACAAGACAAGCAACCAAATACCGGAGTGTACTTGGGGATGTGCCCTTTGTGCAAATATGCCGCCGGCTCAAGAACCCGCCCACCATACGGGACTTTTGTGAACTAACTTATAATGATACTTTTTTGCTCTGGATCTAGCCGTGCCCACTATGTCAGCTCGCACAATGCTCTCGGCTGATGAAGCCGATGAAATGTTTGTTGAGCCCCGTCCCACTTGGCGGCGCCGGCCTTGCCGTGCAACCTCAGCGGCGGCAATGCCAGAAGAAGAGTTGATTGACAAATTGGATTCCTATTTTAATGACAGGTGGGAAAAAGACCGGCACCCGACTTTTTGTGATCTCGCCGGCGCGACTGGATTCGATTCTGTAACCCAACTCCTAAACCATGCGCGGCGTAAAGGCGGCAATACCATGCGAGCTATTTCTCGTGCATTATTGGCTGTGGGGGCGGGATATGAAGAGCAAGCTCAAGATGGCTCGCGCACGGCCATTGCTATGTTGGAGCGACTGCCGCAGTTTGATTCGGAAGAACCCTCCGAGCAAATCCCTGTGCTCCCTTTCCAGCGTCAGCAAGAAGTGCAAGTCAACATCAGCGGCCTTCAACGGGCCGCTGAGCAAGGTCAACAACTAACTGCTCAAGAAGCCTACCTCAAAATCATCAAACACAAAACATTCAAGGAAGTGGAAGCGGATGTCATGGAACTGGAAAAAACAGAAGACGGCACATACTCGGTACTTGAAATTTCGGAGGACGAATGAATTACCGGCCGAATAGAAAAATTGCTACTGCAGGTGGAATTGGTGTGCCACTCGCAATTATTATTGCTTGGGGATTGACTCTGGTTGATGTGCAAATGCCGGCCGAGGTATCTACTGCTCTTGGTGGCATTATTTCTACCCTTATCGCATATATAGTTCCGGAGTCCAAGAATGAGCCGTAGACTTGATAAGATGTTCGAGCGTGAGCTAGCAAAGGCTCGCATGGAAGTGGCGGCAGAAGAAGCACCTAAAAAGCCCATGAAGGTGGCGCCCTTAGAAAAGGCTTCCAAACCAAAGGGGCTTTTCGGCAGAGCCCTTGGCGCTATAGATGAGTATAAGAAAAAACTAAAACAATACTAAATGCGCGTCCTTCAATACCAACAGCAGATTAATTGGGCTGACCCAGCTCAGGATTACGAACGTATCCTGAAAATGCGCCGGGAAAACATGCTGGAACTTTCCCGCAATCCTGCGGCTGTGCCCAAGTTGCTCGAGCATTATAGCCAAGGTCGGTGGGCGGAATTCATTTCCGATTGGGGAATGACCTACGATCCTCGGGAAGTTGACCGGCCAGAAATAATGCATCGGCCCTTTGTGCTTTATGAACGCCAGATCCAATATGTTGATTGGGTATATCAGCGATTTAGTAAAAGGGAAAGGGGATTAAATAAAAAGTTCCGTGGCGCGGGCGCCTCTTGGCTGGATGCGGCCATTTCGGTAATAGTTTGGCTCACGATACCAAATGCTATTATTACCTTGGGTTCCCAAAAGGCAGAGAAGGTTGATAATGGGGATGCAGATCCGGATTCCCTGTTTTGGAAAGTGCGCCATTTTATTCGAGACCTTCCCTCCTTATTTGTGCCTCCTGATTGGGAAAAGCGTTCCAAAACAATGGTAGTGCATAATCCATCGAATGGGGCTGTTATACGAGGTGAAATCGGTGATCAGATCGGCCGTGGCGGTCGAGCCTCTCTTGTATTTGCAGACGAATTTGCAGAATTAGAACATCCAGAACGGGTTGAATCCTCCCTTGCTGCTACTGCGGATTGTGTACTTTATGTGTCCACAATCCCAGAAGTAGGCTATATTGGCTCCAAGTTCTACGAACTTGAGCACCAAATGCCGGACGAGCAATTGTTCTTCTTTGAACTCAAAGATGATGAGCGCATTTGGGATGATCGGACCAAACCATTAGAAGAGCAAAAATGGTATCGGAAAAAACAGAGTGAGCTATCTCCCAATATTTTCAATGCACAATACTTATTAACAAATACCGAAACGGCGACTAATGCTTTTGTCTCTGCCTATTTGATTGATCAGGCCAACGAGTATCCAAAGTCCCTTGTTGAGCAAGCCTTTGATGTGCCTTGGCGAATTGGTATTGATGCCTCTGGGCGAGGCGCCGACAAGACCATAATCTGGCTTCGCAAGGGGCGGGTCAATTTAGAGTGTATTGAGCGGGATCGAATCGACGGTGTGAAGCTTGCACTGCTTGTTCAACAAGAAGCCAAGCGGTTATTGCAGACAGGGCCGATTGAATTGGTTTCGATTGAGTATGATGGACCTGGGGGATCGTGTGCAGACCAACTAGAGTACTCATTTCTAAAGCCCGTTCTGGTCGCCATGCATACAGGAGTCAAAGTTGTAGATGGAAAGAACTATAATCTTCGAGCATGGCTTCATCGACAGGCGCTTGAGTATTTGGAGAATGGCCTCTGCCAGATTCCCCATGACAATATATTCCGTACCCAAGCCACGGCAATACAAAAAGACTCAAAGGGCGGACTATTGTTAATTGAGAGTAAAGATGATTATCGAAAACGTTTTACCGCAAATCGCTCGGCGCTTGCCAAAAAAGCAGGCAAGTCTCCAGATAGGTGGGATGCTTTCGTACTTACTTTCGCGCCCCCAACCGGCAAACCTATTCATACAGTAGCCACAAGCTCTTTTACTGGAATTCCCACAAAACAGGGGTGGCGGCCTCTGGATCAGGTTATGGGTTATTAGTTGATCGTGTAGACACATTTGGTTGCCAAAAGTACCCACATTTAACCTAACGGAAACACAATGCTTATCGACTCCCCCTCCAATTTCGGGCTAAAAACCATATCCGAAAAGCTTGCAAAAGAACGCGACGGCATAATTCGTGCGCGCAAAGAGAGTAAGCTAGAAGAGATATGGCAAAAAGCCCGCGAGCAATATCAAGGGATTGATGACAAGAATAAGGTAGGAGGGGGCAAAGCTACTACTCTTGATGGTCCAGTGCTTACTTCAATGGGTAGCCGTGGAGAAGAAGACCGTTCTACCGTATTTGTAAACATAACTCGCCCCTACACAAATGCGGGCACAGCCCGAGTTGCAGATATATTACTTCCTACTGGAGGCAAACGTAACTGGGATCTTAAGCCTACTCCTGTAAGTGATGTAGCTTTGCTCGCGGCTATTTTACAAGAGTACCCAGGTCTCCAACAAGCTCTCCCCGAGCCCATGCAGGCCCGTCTTGCGCAAACAGAAGATGAACGGGAAGCGGCCATAAAGATAGCTCGGAAAATTATCGAGGATTGGCTAACGGAAACTAAATGGCATTCGGAAACCCGAAACCAAATAACTGAAGCCGGCAAAGTAGGCACCGGCGTACTTAAGGGGCCATTCGCCAAAAAGCGTAAAGTAAACCCAGAACTAGAACAATTCATTGCTTTCGTTCCATCCGTAGTACAAGATCCAATCGAAGCCAAATTACTCCAAGACCAACTCAAAACCCGCCTGCTCTATCAACCCGCTGTTGAATGTATTCCGGTTGAAAATTGCTATCCCGACATGCCCTCGTGCGGGAATGATATTCAAAATGGGAGGTTCTTCTGGGAAGAAGTACCTTCGGTAAGTCGTTCCACACTTCAAGAGGATCTGGCGGACGAAACTTACTTTGCTTCCCAAATCCAAGCCTGCCTTGAAGAGGGACCGCAACCGAACAAAGCAAAAGGGGAAACAGTTGATAAAAAGAAAAAGTCCTTTACCCGGTGGCGGCGGACAGGAGAACTTGACATTACGGAATTACTTACCGATGAGGAAAAATCCTCACGAGTTGTATGGGTAGAGTTAGAACTAATCAATGACCGGATTGTCAAAATATCCGCGCCTCCCCTAGACACCAAGCGATTCCCCTATAATATATTATTGTGGGAAGCTCGCCAAGATTCTTGGGCCGGCATTGGTATTGCTGAACAAATTGAAACACCCCAGCGCGGGTTGAATGCTTCGGTTCGCGCTGGCAATGACAACATGGGCTGGAGTGTTGGGTTTCAGCTTATTTTGGGTAAGGGGCTTGAAGCCCTGGATGGAAATCCCACATCTATCCATGCTTACAAAATTTGGCGAGATGCGACCGAATCTTTGGCGGCTATCACAGGGACAGAGCGTAACCCAAAAGATGCTCTCGCTACTATCGAGTTCCCCAATCATTTGGAAAAAATCCTTCCGTGGATTAACTTCTGGCTTCAGATGGCAGAATCCACCACCGGACTATCACTCCTAATGCAGGGCCAAAAGGCAACTGATTCGGTGGGCGTAAGCCAAATGCTCATGAATTCATCCACCACCAACTTGAGAATGTTTGTCAAGCATTGGGATGATGATAATTGCTCCCCCATAATTCAAGGCTTTTATGAATGGGTACAATTGTATGGTCCCGATGCAGCTAAGAGTGATGCAGTAGCAGCAGCGCTCGGGTCATCCACCCTTATTACTCGGGAACTCCAACAACAAGCTCTTATTCAATTGCTGGATCGTACAGTGCAGCCAGTATATGGAAAGAGCCCCAAGAAGACAATGGACATGTTCTTGGAGAGTATGCAGTTCGAGCCACGACAACTAGATTTAGATGCTGAAGAACAGCAGCAGCTCGAAGCAGCTTCCAAGGAGCCAGATCCCAAAGTCACAGTCGAGCAGCTCCGCTCCGACACCGATAAATTTATTGCGGGGTTGAAAGATAATACAGACCGCCTTAAAATAATGTTGGACGCACAAATGAAGGGGGAAAGTTTGGAGCAAGCTGCTGAATCCGTTGCTACCCAAGTAGAAGGCAATATTGCGCTTGAGGCCGTGAAGCAAGATGGGGAGCGGGAAAAGGAAGAGCTTAATCCTCCAAAAGAGCCCGCCCCACCTGAAGGCGAACCCACAACTGAGCAGGCTATGAATATCCTGGGGCTTTCTGAATGAGCATATTCGATCTTCCCAAACACACAACCTACCAGGAGTTAAAGGTGGAAGACCTGGGTCGAGGTCTTTATGTGGATCTCCACCAGTTACTTGACATTTTGAACAAGCGAGCTATACTCTCACTAAGAACCGCAGGTACGGTGGGCGCCGAAACCCGCATTGCAGATTTTGAACGTGGCCGATTTGACGAACTAACTCAACTATACAAAGCACTACATGAACACCTACCCAAAGCATAGTTTGATGGAAGAAGAACCTGGCGCGGCCGGAGAAGGGCCTCTTGATTCGGGAGCTGACGAGAGCGTTAATTCTGATCCCGAATATTTGTTTGGTGACGTGACATCGGATGAAGCAGCGGAACGATTCGGTTATTTGCGCAACCTCCCGGAGCAGCTCCGGGGACTTGAGGCACGAGTAGGGGAATCGGTTTCGCCTTTAATGGAGCAACTTCAAAGCCTTCAACAAAATGTGGGCTCCCAGCCAGTCTTCGACCCCAAGCTCGAAAAAGTACAAAGTGTATTGAAAGACTACGATCCGAATTTGGCAGAAACATTATTGCCAGCTTTAATCGAAGACCTCAAGGGTTCTCTGAACATAACCCCGTTGGGTGCCGAGGCCATTCAGCCTCATGTAAATCCCATGCTGGAAAACGCCCAACAAACAATGGTTGAGCAGTTGGTGCCCCTTTTGGCATCCAGTCTCCCCTTCGATCCCAATGAGTTGGTAAACCGTGACCCAACAAATCCGGATCAAATTCGTGAGCCCCAAACGGCTTTGCAAAAAGATTTTGCAACATGGTGGGAACAGACGGATATGCCTACCCAAAATGCGCTGGCCTCAATAGGCATTCCCTATTTGAAGGCACTCCAGCAATTCGGCAAATGGAGGGCCGAACGCATGAAAGGACAGGGACAGGCAGCCGGAGCTGCATCCGCTCGCCTAAGCAGTGCGACCCAACCCTCAACGGCAGGTCGCCGAGAATCGCCGTCAAATGAGCTTCTAACTGAAGAAGACGGCTATAAATACTATTTGCAAAAGCAACAGCGGAGCTAATAAATGGCTGGTCATAAGTTTGCAACAGATACTGCTCGAATTGGTGCAGTAAAAGGCATGATGCTCGAAACGGCAATGTTCGAGGAGTGCCTCGGCGCTGCTGGTGATACTATTCCCATGCCGCGAAATCAGGGTGAGACGTATAAGTGGAAACGCTTTATTCTTCCCTCTGGCACCGACAACGTTTGGATTGCTGCGGGTGGCGATGATGAGTTTGTGGATGAGCACAAGACGGCTGAGGGTGTTACCCCGAGTGCTGATAGTGTAACTTCCACGATCATTACGGCAACCCCAACTCAGTATTCCTGTCTTTATACCTACACGGACAAGACGGCGGAACTGTATGAGGATGATATTCCGGCGCAAGAGGTTGAGTTCGCCGGACAACGTATTCGTCTCGTGCGTGAAATGCACAACTATGGTAAGTTGAAGGCGGCTACCAACGCCTTTTATGCTGGCGGCACTTCCACGGCCACAGTCAAAGCTACGGTCTCCAAGAATCTGCTGGACAAGGTAAAGAGGGATCTAAAGCGTTATTATTGTAAGCCGCAGTACAAGGCACTGAAGGGCTCCACGGATTACGCCACGTATCCTATTCAGGCTTCCTATCCGGTGTACGCGCATACGGATTTGGAGTCTGACATTAAAGACCTTCCCGGCTTCAAGGATGTTGCCGAGTATGGCGCCAACCAAACCATTTCCCCGAATGAGATCGGCTCTTGGGGGCAGTTTCGGTTTATGGTGGCTCCTGAGCTGACTTATTACGTAGGTGGTGGCGTTGCGGTTGCTTCGGCGCCAACTCTGAAGGCCGACGACTCCACTAACGTGGATGTATACCCAATGATCGTATTGGGAGCTAACGCCTTCAAGCAAGTTGCTTTGCGCGGCCTCAATTCCATCGATGCCAACCATATCCCGCATGGTGTGAGGGATAAGAGCGATCCTGGTGGCCAGCGTGGCTATGTTTGGGCTTCCACTTGGCACGCGGCAGAAATCACCAACCAGGATTGGTTAGCCGTTATTGAAGCTGGCGTAACCGACCTGTGAGGTTAACATGGCAAAAGTAACCGAACTGCTCAATGCTGTTGCAGTCGGAACGCCGGAATATAAGGCGTTGCGGAAGTTGTTTGATTCCGTAGCGACTGTTCCAGTTCCGTTAGCTGAGGTGTTTGAGACTGATGCTACCAACATCACTCCCATTACTAACGCTACGGGACCGAAGCGGGACTCTGCAAACGGTGATACCGACTCGGGTATTGTGATTACTTGGGTGGCCTCGAATTCCGATGCCATTATCTTCCAGTCTAACATTCCGTCCTTTGTTGAAGCGGGTGATACTGCGACAGTGAAGGTGCGGGTCAAGGCTGGTGGCTCGACGGACACGCCCACTTTGGCGGCGGACCTTTACATCAATGAGGGTGATACCAAAGTCGAATACACATCGGCGGCGGTCTCTTCCGCTTACCAAGATTTGTCTATCGTGATTGGGGGCTCAGATATGCCGGTGAACCCAAAAACGTTGACTTGCGAAATTACTCCTGGAGCCCACACCACGGATACACTGGTGGTTTCGGCAATCTGGGTCGAATATTCCTAAGAGGTGATCAATGACCATTGCAATTACTGGATTGACCGTTACAACCATTGCGGAAGATCCGACTCCTGGTAGCCAGTACCTGCGTTTGAGGGGTGCAGGCACGTACACGGCGGCTGACTTCACTGTGACGGCTGAAGATGGACTGGGCTTCACGCCCTCGCAAGTCCATGTGCTCAACCTGACTGATCGTAATGAGTCCTGGGCTCATGCGGATGAGTCGGTAGATGCTTCTGGGCTGAAGGACGTGGCAGCCGGCACAAAGACGGACGCAGCTCACGGTGTCACCATCGGCAAACGAGCCGTTACCATTGATGTGAGTGTCGCTGGCCCTATCACGGATGACGACACGTTTATCCTTGAGTTCTGGGCGTAATCACAACACGGCCCCTCTCGGACGCTTTCGAGGTTCGCTGAGGGGTTTTTCTTCGAGGCAATCAAATGGCTGACGCAGTTACAGCGAGAACGTATGGGACTGGTTTGGGGGAGGTGGTTCACCTCACCAACATCTGTGATACTACGGGTGAGTCGGCCGTTGTTAAGGTGGATAAGAGCGCCACCCCGGCAGCTTCGGGCCTTTTGGCTATTGAAAAGGTAGTTTACAATATCCAAGGCTTTACTTATGTGTTAATTGCATTTGACCATACTGCCAACGATACCGCTGTTGTACTCGGGCCGGGAACGGGAACTATCGACCTTACCGAAGTTGGCGGGATCATCGATCCGAATAGCTCGGGCGGCACCGGGGACATCGTACTCACAACCGTAGGTAATTCCGCTAATGACACCTACGATATAACTCTCCATGTAAAATATTACGGAACCTAATAATGGCAACCGCACCTAACCGAAAACTCGAAGCTGATGATTCATCTGGCCCTGTAAAGGCTATCTCTCAAAAAGAGTTACTTGTTGACGAAACACCACATGGAGCAGATTATCGTAAGCTCTTTGCCGAAGAGTCATTCATGAATGAGCCGGTGGGGATTTTGCTCCATCCCACGCAGGATTTGAGTGAAATTGGTATTCCTGTTTCAGTGAATGGTGATCGGGTTTACATCATTCCGAATCGGAAAACTATTGTAAAGCGCAAACACGTGGCACAGCTCATGAAGGCACGGCCGGATTACATAATCCATCGCTCGGATGATCACAATGCGCCGGAATCTGACCTGAATCGAATGTACCGGCAAAGCACTTCCAAATACAACTTTGAGATTCTGAAGGATACCTCGCAGGGAATTGCTTGGTTCAAAGAGTTACGGACCCAATACACGAAGTGAATTTCAAAGAACTGTGTGAGCTTGCTGCGGAAGAGGTCAACGGTCGTCAGTTGACCTTTTCCTCTGTATTGCTTAACTCAGTTACAGACGAATTCCAAAGGAAGGTAATTCGACAAGTAGCAAAAGCTTACGCGGACATTTGCCTCTATAGCCGGCATTGGCGGTTTTTGCACAAGCGGGGCACTCTTTTGAGTTTGCGGGCAAATGTGGAAGAGTATTCTCTTCCAAATGTGGAAAGCATTGACTGGGATAGTTTGTATTTAACTAAGACTGGCTCAACTGCGCGGTGGCCCATCTACAAGGGCTCTTATGAAATTTGGAAAAATAGGGAGCGTAGTCAAAATACAGCGAATAGTATCCCGTTAGAAATAATCCGAGCCCTTGATCCGGACAAGTGGCTATTCTGGCCGGTTCCCTCAATAGCTTATACTTTGCATGGCGATCTTCGGTGGAAATTTGTCGAGCTACAAACTTTAACGGATGAACCCATTTGGGATCAAGAGTTTCACGACTTAGTTGCTCATCTTGCTGCCCGGCGGCTAGAGGGGCGGGTTAGGACCAAGGACGAAATAGTAGCCACTCTTAATGCTGGTATCGAACTCCAACAATTCCAAAGCAAGTGGGACACTTTTTGTGCTCGCTACCTACCTCAAATTTCGGGAGCCTCAACACTCCTTTAATCATGTACAAAATACTCCGTGTTACTGGTGACTATCGGGCGCGACAAGCACAAGCGAATGCAGCGAACGCGGCGCTCTATCTTGAACAGCATGTGAATAGTTCCACATCCGAAAGTCCAGACTATGGGCTCGGTGTTGTTGCCACAAATGCGAGCCAGCGAAGCCGGGAGATTGCTGCTTGGTATGCGGCTGAGGCTGGTCGGCGCTTTGATGTTGGCGGGCCAACTGATGCAGATGTTGGGTACGGGACTGGAGTTCGTGTAGGGGGAAGAGGTAATAATAATATATACCACACTAAAATGCCAGCTGTATTACTCGAACCTTGGTTTGCGTCTAACCCCAAACAAGCAGTAATG